CAAGAATAATTGGTTGGTTTATTTGCCAATTATCTATGTTAAAATAATCATTTAATGTTATTAAACATCTATCTAATACATTTCTGTTATTGAATTTTGGTCTAACAACAATATCAAAATCTATACCAATGTTAATAATAAAGGCATCAAAAATATTGATAGCATCTGTTAACATTCTATACTCGCCTAAAAACGTTTTTAAGTTTTGCTTTAATGCTAATGTAGGTGATTCAAGTTTATTTTGATTATTTCTTGATAATACATACAAGTTTAAAGCAAAGGGATTATTATCCATAGCAGCGAATGTATCTTGAGTAATTGCTTTTTCTTGGGTAATATAGGCTTTAGATATAATACCATACTTAGGATTCATAGATAAAGCTCTAATTAAGTAGTCATCCTTAGTTACAGTACGTAACTGAGTTGGGTATGAAGATAAAGTATTTAATCTTAAATCTTCATTAGTGTCTCCATCACCACCACCTGTAGCAGCGTTAGGATTATTAAATACTAATGATTGTTGAACAGTACTAGCAAGGGTTGGATTTAAAGTACTTCCATAAAATGAAATATTACCTGAAGCTAGTAAACCTAATGTGTTTGAAGGAATATTTGATGCTACACCACTACCAGCTAAATATTGAACTGTTAAAGTTGTATTGGAAGGTGCAATACCATAAGTTTTAGTATACATAAAGTTTGATGGGTCGTATGCTGTAGTCATTCTATCAACTCCATAAGGTAAACCTATACCTACATTTTCAGGATTTGGAGTAATATATTCGTCTGCAGCATTAGAAACACCAGCACCAAACTGTAATTGTAATGTGTTGTCAGATAAAAATCTAGTAACAAAACGTCTTGGAACTTTTTGTAATTTTAATAAGTATGAAACTTGATCTCTATATTGATATAAATTAGGATTGTTTAATATTGTATTTTCCTCAGGGGTGAATATTGTTTCTTGAGCTAAATAAGGTACTTCATAATATTTATTTCCATCACTATCTATTACGTTTACTATTTCTATAATTTGACTATCATTAATAGTAACAGTTGGGAATTTTTCTGGATCACCAAAATTAAAAGTAGTTGATTTTAAAGTACCAGCTACGGCTAATGCTTGTTTTTTTAATAAGTAAAAATCTGGTTGGTTTAAATCATTAAGTGAACGTACTGTTAGTTCAGTAGGATTATCTGAACCTGATAGAGTAAAATCAATTTTATTTTCTATATAAAACTTAATTGAGGGATCATTAATATATGATAATTGAGCACCCTGTTCAATGATTAAAGCATAATCCCAATTTGGTACGGATTGACCAAAAACAATTTGTGAAGGAATAATTTGATAAACATCAACTAATGTAGTAGCAGCAGCAGTTACTTTAGGAGTATAACCACCTCTATAAGCAGCAGCAAGTAAACTTCTTCTTTGTTTAGCATATTGAACAAAGTTTTCTTGAATTTGATTATCAGAATAGAATGCTAAAACATCTCCTACATAAGATGCTTGTTCAATAAACATCATACCAGGTGAGGCCTCAGTAAAGTCATTATATGACTGTGGATAATACGTTTTAGCAAAATTAATTAATTGTTGTTTAAACGTATCAAAATCTTTATTTATATATGATACTTTCTTAGACGTTGGCATTTAATGTGGTATTTTGGAATGTTACTTGAATTTCATCTTCTATATTAGTTAACGCTACTGAATAGCGAAAATATATTTGAACTGAGTTTTGATCAAAAAGAGGAGTAACTTTTAAATCTTCAACTATAATATTTGGAAAATATATAGTAATCTCACTAGATATCATTTGTGTTAATTCACTAGTAGTGGAAGTTGTTATTTGTTCAAATAACATTCCTCTAATACCAGAACCAAATTTAGGATTAAATACTCGCTCTTTATTATCAGTTAAAAAATAATTTAGTAAGTTAGATTTTATAGCTTCTTGAGTAGTATATGTTGTATTAATACCTGTAGGGCCATCAAACGGAATAGAGATACCTACTCCAGTGCTAGGTCTTTTATTAGCATCTAAATTATTACTAAATATGTAATTTATTAATGGCATTATATTTTACCTTTTTCTTTTAAAGCATCCATCATTTTGCTAAAATCAGGAACTGTGTTGATTTGAACTTGGTTAATATCTACTGAAGGACGAGCTGTGGCTATCATTTGATCTACTGATTCTACAGCAGGAGCACCACCAAATGCGTTCATCATTTCAGAACGGTAACTATTAAGTATATTTGAATTAAAATCACCTATTGATTTCCATTCATCGCCTCCAGCAACCATGCTCATTTTTGTTTCATTAATTAAATCAAGCATTGGATTACCTGTAGATTTAATAACAGGTTGTTTAACTTTTTGGTCTATTTCTTCAAATAAACCGCTGAAAGCACGACCTGACTTAGCAACACCTCTAGGTGTTTCATTAATTTCATTAATTACAGTAGGTAATTCTTCGCGAAGCACACGTTTTACCTCTTCTCTAATTAATTTTCTAAATGTTTCAACTTTCATATATATAAATATTTACAAAATCATTATTTACCAGTCAATAATATATAATGGCCTATATATTAATTGTATTATTTTCTGAAGCTTTCCATGCCTCTTCAAAATCAGTTTCATCGAATTGATCAAATATTTTATTATTTAATACTCTATTTTTAATTTGTTCTTTAGTAAGATAAACCTCTTTTACCGGACCTTGACCTAGTATTGCATCTTCTAAATTAAATACTATTTTTGTTCTTAATTTTCTAATTACACGTACTAAACGTCTAAACTTACGTTTATCTTTTTTATTACGTTCTTTTTTTAATTTTTCTTCAGGGGCAATTTGTTTAACTAAATTATTAATTTCTGATTGAGTAGCTGCTAATTCAGCATTTTGTTCTTCTTCACTTGGTAGATCAAGTTCTGCAAGAATTTGATCTTGTTCGCTAATAGTATTTAGAGTATTTAGATCAGCATTAAGATTATTTGCATCAATTAAATAACGAAGTTCATTTCTAATTAAATCAAGATTAGTAGCGTATGTTAATTTAGTTTGAATAACAACTACTCCTCGAGAATCTAAAGCAACACCATATCGCCTATTTACAGGAATACCTTTATCAATTATTTGTTCTTCAACAATTTTTAAAGTAAATCCTTTATATATAATTTTTTTATTTGGATTTGCTACAGGCAAAACTGCTTCTAAAGCACTTAAACTATTTTCTAAAGTTAAAATTGCTTCTTTTAATTGTTTAGTTACAGGAAGATTAGATGTTTTTTTACATTTTTCAAGATTTTGTAATAAAATTCTTAAATCTAAAACTAATACAGCTAACTTTCTATTAATTCCTGATATGATAGAATTAAAAGTTGATAAGAAAAAAGATGCTTGAGCTAAAATAGATGATATTTGTTCTACCTTTTTTTCTAATTTATCTGCTATATTACTAAGAGTAGCTATAACACCAACTGTTGACCAACGAGCAGGTAAAGGAAGTTTACGGATAAATTTAATTAAAACTTTAAATACCTGTACAATTGTATTTAATGTTCTCACAACAGTAGTTATTTTACCTAAGTAACTAGTAATTGTATTTAAAACTTGACTTAAAATCTCAAGTGATTTTACTATAGCATTTAAAGTAGGGATAAGTTGAGTAGGATTCAATTTATCCTGTAATTTAGTTATAGCATTTTTTGCTTGAAATACAGCAAGTAAATCAGCTGGATTTTCAGCAGTTGATATACCTGATAATATACTTTTTAATTCTGAAAATGTTTGAGTAATTTTTTGTAAATCCTGATTAGGGAAATTGCTTATATTTGTAGGAATTTGTTCATTAATTCTTTTTAATGAATTTAATAATTTATTTCCTCCAGGAATTATTTTTAATACTGGAGTAGGAATATTAAAACTATCAATAATTCCTTTTACTGAACGTATTGCATCTAAAGTGCTACCTATTGTAGCAGATGTTCCATTATTTCCTCCTGTTATAGATTGAACTGCAGGAGTAGGGGGTGTATTAAATGTTCCACTACCTCCATAATTTGGATTTTGTGCCTGAATATTAGTTGGAGCAGGAGTACCGCTGTTTACATTAGTAGTTGCACTTGATCCAGTAACACTTCCTGTTAAAGCATTAGCTGGAGCAGCTATAGAAGATTTACTTAGTGGCTGACTAATTATTTTTTGTTCTGTTTCCTCTATTTTCTGTAATAATTCAGCTGATTGTTCCTTTACTTTTTGAAATTGTTGTTCTACATTAGATCCTGAGGGTAATGCTTGAGTAAGAAAATAACTTATTAGATTACATAAATCAATTTCATTTATTGCTTCAACTTTATCTGATGATTTAACAATTACTTTTTTTATATCCTTACTTATTATAATAGCTCGGGTAGTAGCATTTTGAAGAAAATTACCCATCGGAGAATTAGGATAAGGATAATTAGTAGGTGTTACACCTTTAAGTTCATTTAAAACTTTAACTTGTTTTCCTCTAGCAGATTTTTTTCTTGATCTTGCATTAGATGTAACTACTACTTCGTCTAATGTTTTTGTTTTAGCAAAGTCACCTGTAGCTTGTCCTTGTTTTTGTAATGCAAATTCTTCTTGTTGTGTAAGAGTTTTTTGGGCAGCTGGAGGTATAGTTGAACCTACTACTGGGGTTGGAGTAGGGGAAGGTACAGGTGCTGGCGACGCCTGATTAGGATTAGGGTTACTATTTACAATTGGGTCAGCCATTTATAGAGTAAAATTATTTTTTGATAATAAACCATCTACTTGAGTAGACAGTAATTCAATAGTTTTTAATAAGTCAGTTCCAGCAACGTTAAGAGCTATAAAAGGAACACCTTCTTTAACACCTTTTACTTTCGATAATGACTTAGCTAATATAACTAAAGATTCATTTAAATCTTGTAAATAATCAGCTAATCTTCCTCCTCTAACTAATGGTTCTGTTGCATTTAATCCTAAATAAATTTTAGGTGAGTTAACTATACATGCATCATCACTATTAAAGTTAATAGTACCTGCTGTAGAAAAACCTATTGATTTTTTGGCAAATATAAACGCAGAATCATCCTTAGCA